TTCCATCATAACTTTTTTTCGAGATTGTTTAATAATTCTAGGATTAAAACAAGTTAAAATTTCATTATATTCTAGATCTCTTATCATCACAAATACTCTTTCATTAATACCTAGTTGATTTGCAGACAATCCAACTCCTTTGTGATGAATCATATTGTCTTTAAGAATCTTAGATATTTCAGCACGATCTAAATTATAACTACACTTTTTAATCCTCTCGTGTAATATGGGATGACTATTAGGTGTTAATTTTAATATCATTTCTTGACTTTTAAAGGTGGTAAACCTTTCTTCTCACGATACTTATTAGTTTGAATTTCTGCTTTAGAAAGTTTTCTTATATTTTTACCAAATTTTTTCTGAATGGTTGTCCATACCTTTTTGATTACAGGTCGAATAACTCTTATTAATAATGGAGTTGCTGCTGCACCTGCTGTAGCCACCACCGCAAGTGCTGTCACAGTTGCTGCCTGATTTACTGGTGGTAGAAATTTCTCGACAGCTGTGGTTGGTTCGTATAATGTCTCACAGGTTTTACCATCTTCTAAAAGTCTATGACCTACAACTCTCTCATCACCTGATTGTGTAACATCACCAACTCTTAATTGACCTGGGCCAGGACATGGAACTTCTTTCTTTGTCTCAGGTATTTCATCAGTTTGAAAATCTGGAGGTGCTGGTGGTGGTTCTACAGGAGGTGGTGGAGTTTCTCTTGTAATTATTAATTGTTCTGGTTCATAATTCATTGCATCGTATGTTGGATAACCTGCATCACATAAAGTCATGATTTCTGATGGATCATCTTCCATAAGATTTTTATCAATCGGAACACCATTCTTGTGTCTCTGATTATCTTTGTGCATCTTTGCACAACCTGGAAGATTAATTATTGGTACACCTACATTAACAACAACTGGTGGAACTAAATGATCAGTTATTGGTTGACTAAGTGCCCAATTAGGAACATAAAGATTCGGAACACTTCGAGTTCCTATGGTATTAATCTTGTAAATGCTGATTGTAGGTATTGTCATGGTCAATCATTATCTTCATCTATATTAAAAACTAATAGTTCATCACCATCTTGCACCTCTTTCATCTCTGGATGCACTATCTTCCTTGGTTTTTTCACATCTTCTAATACAGAACCTGTCATCCTCCACATAAATGCGAATGTTGCACCAACAACTGCTGCAAAACTAAGACCAAATATGAATATGGTTATGTCATTCATTTTTTTACAGTTCCTGTTGATTTTGGTATTGCCTGTATTAATTGTGTGTGCACTTCTTTTCTTACAGTTTCACTTAACCACTCTCGATTCTCCTTGACTCTTGAATCTCGTGTCATTAATCCGTATGCAGCAACACTAATAAAAAAGACATTAGCAAATACTGATATACCAAGTGCTATTTTAGGAATCAGTTTCATTTTATTTTATCAATTAGTTCTGATTCATCAATTGCTTCTCTAATTATTCTCTTCAATTGTTTACCTTTCTTTCCACTAATACCAACTGATGCATCTATCTTTACTTTAACCCAGTAAAGACCTATCAGAACAAGTGTAAAAGGAATTGCATCCTCCCATGAAATTTGATTCCATGCTTCTACTACATTTAATACTGAAAACATAATTAACCCTCATTTAATGTGCCGAATGACCTACGAATCTCTCGTAGTTCCTCGAAGTTCTTTTGCTTTGTACCACCGTCGTATGCCCAAGCATATCCTTCAGTGATCATTTGTTCGTTGAGCGATACATCATCATCGCCAACGTATAACCAACCAAGCAACCTGCCATACTTACCAACCCCACCTTGAAGTTCAGTTCGTATAATGAGTTCATCATCTCCATCTATTGTATCCTCCAAATTTTTTTTCATCCAGTTTGTTGCATCAATACCTAATGCTTTTTCTTCTAAATCTCTCGTTCTCTTCTCAGGAGTATCGACCCCAGCTATGCGAACCCTTTCTTTTTTAATAAGATCGAATCCTAAATCTATTGATACATCAATGGTGTCACCATCAACTACTCTATCAATCGATACGACTCGGAAGTTATAACAACTTTTCCGACTCGGTGGAACCATTGCTCCCATTTTGAACCTCCCAAAAATCATCTAGTGCATTATTTATAGCATCAGAAGGTGTGGTCATATTTCCTTCTATTTGTGTTCTTCTTGCATTTCTTATAAACATCTGTTCCATTTGAATAAAATGATGAGGATTCCATACATCTATCTCACCCCTCATTTCTTCTCTTGGTAAAATTGGTTTTGGTTTTGGTGGAAAATCTTCATCTAATGGTGGACAAAAAGTAGGTCCACCATCCAATCGAGGACTACATGCATGTGCTGGTGGTGTTACTGGTGCTTCTCCACACATTGTTATAAAGAACAATGGTATCAGTAATACTAACTTATTCATAAGACTTGTATGACTCCATTACAATCAGGGATATCCTGCATTATTTTATTTTCAATACCCATTTTTAAAGTTTGAGCACTCATTGCACAACTTGTACATGCACCGCCCAATCTAACTTTCACATAATTTGTTTCTTCTTCTATCTCTACAAACTCTACAAACCCGCCATCTGCTTCTATGTAAGGAGCGATTTCAGATAAAGATTTGGTTACGTTACTTTCAGTTAAGTCCATCATAGTATAAGAATAGTTTGTGAACCGTCTTTGTTATCAGTTATAGTTATCTTTTTTCCAGGAAATGATTTTGATAATAAACGTTTCAATTTTTGATGTTTGAATAAGTTTTTCACTTCAATTTATTTTTTAAAATACTTTTGTATTACATCAATCTGATCCTGATACTTAGCAATCTCATTTAATTCTTGTTCGATTGCCTCTACTATATTAGAGTGCTCTCCAATACCTGCAGGGTTTGTTAAATACACCTCTACGTTTGCCACATGCTTCTGAATATCTCCTTGAGCATGTGCGAGGAGTGCTTTAATTAATTGATCTCTCATACTTTTTAGTAATTCACATATTATGTAGTCATCAAAAAGATGCTTCTTCCATTGCAGGTACGCTTGTATCTTCAACCACGGAATAAGTTAAATCATCTTTCCAATAGGAGTAATATATTTTACTCCATACAACATCAAACTCCTCTTGATTGAGATTTTTAAATAAACATTTATCTTCTAAGTAGATGTGATAAGACTTCATGTGATCATTGACATTGCTAGTTGTAATTCTTTTGCATGTTTGAGTTCATCATTTGCTATCTCTATAATCTTCTCATCTTCTGGATGATAAGCAGAGTATTTCACATAAGTTTCGTATGCGTGTTTCTCAATCTTCATATTGATATCATACGCATCTATTGGACTAGCGAAATAATAAGCAACCATAATCCAATAGTAAAGAAGAACCAAGTGTTTAGCGAGGAATCTGTCGATCCAAAACTTATTGCCTCCACGAGTTTCCATCTCTTCCAAATGTTCTGTTTCATTTAATGCCTGATAGAAATGTTCCTTCATCAAGTATATATGATCTTCTCCTCTTAATCCAAGTGACTCACGGAAATGTAAGACACTAATAAATGAGAAGTATGGTGCTCTAGCAATAACTTCTAGAACCCAGAATCTCTGAAAGTCTCTACCTCTGTAGAGGAAGTCAAGGATATAGATTGTAGTATCTAAAACTGTCGTATTAAATTTTTTCATACAAGTATAGGATGTGTCCAAGCATATTGTGGGTAGAACCACAGTGCTGTGCCTATGGTTGTAAATATGATCAAGGTCGATCTTATGGGTAAGTTTTTCATTCAATCCTCCTTGATACAATACTCACAAGAAAGAGGACTTGCCAACATATTAGGCAAATCCTCTCTTGCTTGTTTTATTGCGTTGTATGCGTCATCTGCGTACTCGCAGATTTCGTAATGATTGTTTTGTAGGTCGTGATAACCTATGACGTAATGGGACATGATAGTTTCAACTCCAGTACATTATTATTTAGTATAGCATACTAGGTATAATTACGCATTAATGTGTGGACTTCCTAACTTACTGGTACGACTTTAATAACACCAGGAAAATTGTCTTCTAAATGCTGTTCGATAAAGAAGTTCATGTCTCTTTTATTTGATCTATATGTTATTACAGGACCCATCAATTCTTTAGGATTGGTAAAATAATGATGATCTATATCTACAAACTCAGCAGTTACTCCATTATCTTCTAAGTAACCTTTTATTTCTTCTAGTGATAGTTCTACATTAGATGCTATTAGTTTCATAATAGTATTGCTCCAATAATAAAACCTTTAGCAAATGAAATACATAGCATTTTATAATCAGATATTTTAAATCTATCTTGAAACTTTTTGATAAGTTTTTTATCCCACTCTACGAATGTATCGAAGGATTTTTTAATATTAAGATTGTACATGCTCCTCCTTTTCTTTTTTTAAGAATGCAAGTTTGATTCCTTTAAAATCTAAAACTATTTTCTTTGCCTCTGTCATTTCTTCATGATAAAAAACAATTGGTTGTTCGTGTAGTCCAGAGTCTCCACTCATACTTGATACCTCCTATGTATTATTTTATAACTTTAATATCTTCTTTAGATTTGCCTAACAGTTTTTATTTAAGTCTTCTGCCATACCACCACCTATCTC